GTCTCCGCCGCCGTCTCCGCCGCCGTCTCCGTCTCCGCCGCCGCCGCCGCCGTCTACGCCGCCGTCTCCGTCTCCGCCGCCGGGAAGAAGCTCAGTTACCAGGAGGTGCGTGCGGCCGCTCGTGCTGCGTTGCAGCCGACTGTGGATGAGTTGCACGACAAGTCGATCGACTTCTTCGACCGGCTGATCAGCGCGGACCCCGCCGCATGATGACAGTGGCCGAGCATGTGGCGGAGGCTGAGCGCCTGCTGGCGATGACGCTGAACGACGCACCTGAGGGCGCGTTTCACGGGGCCGACGAGTCCGACAAGGCCCAGTTGGCGGCCGCGCAGATCCACGCGTCGCTCGCGGTGGCGTTGGCGGTCCTCGGTGATCCGCTGTCGGGGGTCCGGCTGGTGCCGCTGCGCGGGGTGGCCCACTGATGGGCGCTGCGCCATGAGCCGCGACCTCTTCGACCTGGTCTACACCGCACTGGTCGTGGCTGCCGTGGCGGCTGTGCCGGGGTCGATCGCCGCGGTGGTCATCGCCGAGTTGTGGCGGCGCAGGTGAACCGGACTGATCCGCGGCACGGGTCGAACGCTGGCCACGTCGCCGGCTGCCGCCAGGCGTGTTGCCGTGTGGCGAAGGTCCGCTACGACAAGCGTCGCCGCCACGAGTTCCACACCACCGGCCGACGCCGCCTGGTGCCCGCCTACCGGCTGGTCCGGCGAGTGCGGGCGTTGCAGGCGTTGGGGTATTCGATGGGCCGGGTCGCCGCCGAAGCCGGCCTGAGGACATCAAGCTTGTACAACCCGCTGTACCGGGGCGAGTCGGTGTCCCGGGCCAGCTTCGAGGCCGTGGCCGCCGCGTACGAGCGGCTGTGCATGACACCAGCTCCGGGTCGGTACGCGGCCCGGGAGCGCCGTTGGGCGGCCCGTAAGGGGTGGTTGCCGCCGCTGGCGTGGGACGACATCGACGATGCTGAGGCCCCGGGTTCGGCGCCGCCAGTGGCTGTGGACCTGGTCGTGGTGGACCGGGTGCTGGGCGGGGAGTACCACCTTACTTGCACCGCGGGTGAGCGCCTGGAGGTCATCGCCCGTTGGGCGGCCACCGGCCGGTCGCTGAATGATCTGGCGCGGCTGACCGGGTGGAACGTGTGGCGGCTCAGGCGCGGGCTGGTGGCGGCGTGAGGCGGCTCGCTGATCGTGTCCGCGGTCACTTGGTCGAAGACATCACTCCGGTCGAGGTGGCCGTGGTGTGGGTGGCGCTCGCGGGCGCTTCGGTGGCCGTCACCGCCGGGGCGGTCTGGCTGGTGTGGTGGGCGGCCACCACCGTGTGGGGTGCCTTGTGAGCCGGCGGCCGTACGAGCCGGAGCGGTGCCGCAGCTGTGACCAGCTGGTGGTGTTGGCGTTCCGCACGACCACGCAGTCGTGGTGGCGGTTCGACGCGCAGGAGGTTGACCCGTCGGGCCCGTACGCGGCTGGTGCGTGTGTGCTGCTCAACGCGGTGGCGTACGGGCCGAAGGAGCTCGAGGAGCATTTCACCGTCTACTGGCAGCAGCCGGCGTCGAATGCGGCGCGGATGGTCCGTGAGGATTACCCGTGGCACCGCTACCACCGGTGCCCGAACGCCGTCCACGAGTCCGCCACCGCCGCCGCTGGTGGTGTCCGGTGAACACCGCGTGCCCGACCGGGTGCGGCCGCACCCGTAAAGGCGGCCACCTGATGTGTGGCGCGTGTTGGCGGATGGTCCCCAAGCATCTGCAGTCGGACGTGAACCGCACCTGGTGGGCGATACTCCGCGGCCGCAAAGGCGCATCGCTGGAGACGTACCAGGCGGCGGCTGACGCAGCGATCGGCAGCGTCCCATGAGCGGGTTACGGATCGCCCCCGACTTGGTGCTGCCCGACGAGGCGGTCACCGAGACCTTTGTTGTGCTCGCCAAGCGCGGAAAAGGGAAGACGTACCTCGCCTCTGTCATGGCCGAGGAGCTGATCACCGCGGGCTTGCCGGTGGTGGTCATCGACCCGGTCGGCGTGTGGTGGGGGCTGCGTTCGTCCGCGGACGGCGCCGGCGAGGGGCTGCCGGTGGTCATGTTCGGCGGCGACCACGCCGACGTGCCGCTTGAGGCGGCGGCCGGGCAGCTGGTAGCCGACGTCGTCATCGACGAGCGGATCCCCGCCGTGATCGACCTGTCCTTGCTGTCGAAGACGAAGGCCAAGTCGTTCGTCGCTGACTTCCTCGAGCGGCTGTACCACCGCAACCGCGACCCGCTGCACGTCATCGTCGACGAGGCCGACATGTTCGCCCCGCTACGCGCGAAGGGCGACATCGCCCGCTGCCTAGGCGCGATGGAGGACGTGGTCCGCCGCGGCCGCGGCCGCGCGCTCGGCGCCACCTTGGTGACGCAACGCCCGGCGGTGCTCCACAACGACGTCCGCACCCAGGCCGAAGTTCTGATCGCCATGGGCATGACCGGTGTCCGCGACGTCGCCGCGATCGACGAGTGGGTCCGCCTTCACGCTGACGAGGACCAGGCCGTCGAGCTCAAACGGTCCCTGCCATCACTGCCGCAAGGGACGGCGTGGGTGTGGTCCCCGTCGTGGCTGTCGATCCTGCAGCGGGTGAAGATCCGCCAACGCACCACGTTCGACTCCTCCGCGACCCCCAAACCGGGCCAGAAGCGGCGTACGCCGAAGCGGATGGCCGCCGTGGACCTGGACGCGCTTGGGGAGAAGATCACCGCCACCGTCGAGCGCGCCAAGGCAGACGACCCGAAGGAGCTGCGCCGGCGGATCACCGAGCTCGAGCGGAACCTGGCAGCAGAGCGGGCACGTACGCCGGAGCCGGTGGTTGAGCGGGTCGAGGTGCCGGTCATCGACCGCGACTGGCGCGAGGCTTTCAGCGAGACCGTTGACCATCTCCTCGAGCAACTGCACTCGGTCGACCGCAAGATGCAGGAGTATCCCAACGAGCTGCCCACGGAGGGTAAGCAGGGCCAGCCCACGACGCGGAGTAGCGCACCGCGGGCGACTCAGGCCAGCAGCACCACGGGCAGGGCTCCCGTTGCTGGCCCCTCCACTACCAAGATGCAAGACCCGGCGGCGAGTCGGGAGACGCGCCCCGCACCCGCCGCCGGCACCTTCGACCCGCCTGCCGTGTTGCCGCGAGCGCAGAAGGCGCTGCTGCGCACTCTCTGCCAGCACGGAACCCTAACCGCGGTCCAGCTGTCGGTGCTGTCCGGGTACTCGATCAAGTCGTCGGCGTTCAAGAACGCGTTGGGCGTTCTGCGCACCGCCGAGTACGCCGTAGGCGGCCGCGACGCCATATCGGCAACCGACACCGGCGCGGAGATCCTCGGCGACGTTCCACCGCTGCCCGCCGGCCAGGATTTGGTCCGCCATTGGATGACCAACCTGTCCAAGGCGGAGAAGGCGCTCCTGGCCGCGCTGCTGGACGTCTGGCCGGACCCGCTGACCGCTGAGGAACTGTCGGCGAGGTCGGGCTACTCGGTCACATCCTCGGCGTTCAAGAACGCCCTCGGCCGACTCCGGACCATCCAGTTGGCGCACGGCGACCGGTACGCCATCCGAGCCTCCGACGAGCTGGGGGAGGCGGCCTAATGGCATGTCGTTGTCCGGACTTCCGCGTCGGCCTGCTCGACGTCGACTGCCCTTTGCATTCACCACCTGGCCGGCACCGCCAGGCGGCTGTCACCGGGGTAACACGCACCGTTGAGCCACCCCGGCCCGAATTGACCCTGCCGCGGGTGAGTGTGTCCCGCCGCATGAGCGCATTGTTGTGCCGTCTCGCGGATGGTGAGCGGTGAACGCCCCCACCGACGCGGCCCTGGCGGAGCTGCTGCACGCGGCCGCGCACGACTGCACCCATGAGGACCGCCAGTCGTGCCCGGAGTGGAATGACATCCAAGCCCGGGTCGCCGAGCGGTCCGAAGTACTCGCCGCCGCGCTCGAGCCTCTGACCGCAGCAGCCGAGCAGCGTGGCTGGGCGCGCGGCCTGACCGCGGCAGCCGAATTCGGCAGCCGCAGGGGCGATACCCGGGTGGTGTGGTCGGCGATCACCAGGTGGTTGCAGCACGTCGCGGCCCACCCGGAGTGGCTGGCTAAGCGCGGCATCGACGTCGGTGGCCTCTCGTGAGCACCTGCAACGCATGCGGCGGCACGGTGCTCTTCGGCCGCACGACCACAGCGAACAACAAGCCGATCCCGCTTGACCCACAGCGCCACGAACGCGACGACGAACGCGCCAACGTCGCCGTGTCCCGCAACCACCTCGGGTCCCTGCTCGCACGCGTCCTGAAGGACGGAGAGCAACCGGAACGGCACGAGTGGCGGGCCATGCCCCACTTCGCCACCTGCCCGAAACGCGCAGCCGACGCAGACGCCAAAGCCGGTCGGATCCCCGACGTCATCCCCTTCCCGAAGGGAGGCCGTAGATGACGGTCGTGGAGCGAGCAGAGGCGGTCGACCGGATCCGGACTGCTGTGGACCGACTGCATGAGCAGCCGCATCTGTTCGGCGCTGCCGATGTCGGCCACCGGTTGATGGTGGTGCTGCATTACATCGCGACGAACACGAGCCTCTCGGCCCCGCTGATCACAACGACCGCGTCTTTGGCAGACGCCATCCGCGACGTCGACCAGCAGTGGCATGGCGGCTTCGAGTGTGTGGCGTGCGCTAAGGCGTGCGGCAAGAGGTGCACGTTGGACCCGCGCACCCAGGCGTACCGCCATGTTGAGGATGTCGCTGTTTCGGGGTCGGTGCTGTGAGCGACCACAGCGCAATCGAGTGGACCGACGTTCCGGGATGGAGTGGTGTGCAAGCGTCCCCTGACGGGCGCATACGGGGGCGGAGTGGGCGGGTCTTGAAGCCCTACATCGACCCGCAGACGGGTCACCAGTACGTCCTGATCCGGCTTGGTGGGCGGGTCTTGAAGCCCTACATCGACCCGCAGACGGGTCACCAGTACGTCCTGATCCGGCTTGGTGGGCGGGTCTTGAAGCCCTACATCGACCCGCAGACGGGTCACCAGTACGTCCTGATCCGGCTTGGTGGGAGGGCATCGCCAGCCCGGCGGTTGCGAAGCCACCACGCCGTCCTCCTGACCTACGTCGGACCGCGACCTCTCGGTGCTGTGGGGCGTCATCTGAACGACGACCCATCAGACAACACGGTCGGCAACTTGGCGTGGGGTACGCGGCTCGACAACGCGCGCGACCGGCAAGGCAACCGAGGCTATGAGCGAGGCGAGGACAAGCCGAACGCCCGCCTGACATGGGAACAGGTCGACGCGATTCGACGCGATCCAAGGGTTTCACGCATCGTCGGTCGCGAATACGGCGTCAGTCACACGGCTATCCAACGCATCCGTCGCGGCGAAAGGTGGGCCTGAGTGGGTGCCAACACGAAGATCGAATGGACCGACGCCACGTGGTCGCCCGTTACTGGCTGTACCAAGGTTTCGCCGGGCTGTGACCACTGCTACGCAGAGACACTCGCGGAACGGTTCCGCGGCACACCGGGCCACTACTACGAGCGCGGTTTCGACGTGCAGCTGCGCCCGGAGAAGCTCGACCAGCCACTGCGGTGGCGGCGGCCGCGGCGGATCTTCGTCAACTCCATGTCGGACCTGTTCCACGAGAAGGTTCCCGACGAGTACATCGCTCGCGTGTGGGCGACGATGGCGTGGGCCGCTCCGCATGGCCACACGTTCCAGGTGCTGACCAAGCGCCATGGCCGGATGCGTTCGTTGCTCAGCGGCGACTACTTCCGCCGTCTCTTCGACGTCGAATGGTGCAACGTCAGCGAATGGTGGGGTCGGGCTTGGGACGACCGCGTCGACTTGCCGCATCTCAACGACGGGCCGCTGCCAAACGTGTGGCTCGGCGTGTCGGCGGAGAACCAGCAGTGGGCCGAGATACGCGGCCATGCGCTGCGGCAGACACCTGCCGCTGTCCGGTTCTTCTCCTGCGAACCGCTGCTCGGGCCGGTCGACCTCATCAACGGCCTCGCCGACTCGTGGCTCACTGGGGTCGACTGGGTGATCGTTGGCGGCGAGTCGGGTCGCGGCGCCCGCCCGATGCACCCCGACTGGGCTCGGTCCCTGCGGGATCAGTGCCAGGCAGCCGGTGTGCCGTTTCTGTTCAAGCAGTGGGGGGAGTGGGCGCCCTCCTATCAGCTGCGCTCCGAGCGAGCGATCCCACCCGACCCTCGAGTCCGCGAGGAGCGGGTCGTCGAGGTTGGCACGGGTGGTAGCGGCGTCATCCGGCTTCATCGTGTCGGCAAGAAGGCCGCTGGCCGGGAGCTCGACGGCCGCACCTGGGACGAGTTCCCGCAGGTGGTGGTCTCGTGACGGCGAATCTGACGGTGACGGACTTGTTCTGTGGTGCTGGCGGCTCGAGCTCGGGCGCGGCGGCGGTTCCGGGTGTTGCGGTGCGGATGGCCGCGAACCACTGGGCGTTGGCGATCGAGACGCACAACAGCAACCACCCGGACACCGACCATGATTGCGCCGACGTCTCCCAGGTTGACCCGAGGCGTTACCCGCGCACGGACATTCTTTGGGCGTCGCCTGAGTGCACGAATCACTCGCAGGCGAAGGGCAAGAAACGCAACGTTGACGCGACACAGGATCTGTTCGGTGAGGGGCTGCCGGACGAGGCGGCTGAGCGGTCCCGGGCCACGATGTGGGACATCCCCCGGTTCGCCGAGCACCACCGGTACCGGGCTGTGGTGGTCGAGAACGTGGTGGACGCCGCGAAGTGGGTGCTGTGGCCGGCGTGGCTGCACGCCATGGACTGCTTGGGCTACGACCACGAGGTCGTCTACCTGAACTCGATGCACGCCCAGGCGGCGGGGTTGCCGGCGCCGCAGTCGCGGGACCGGTTGTACGTGGTGTTCTGGCGCCGCGGTCACCGTCGCCCGGACTTGGCCAGGTGGACGCGCCCGGCGGCGTGGTGCCCTGTCTGTGAGCAGATGGTGGCTGCGGTGCAGTCGTGGAAGAACCGCCGGTGGGGCCGGTACCGGCAGCAGTACGTGTGGCGCTGCCCGAACGTGGTGTGCCGCAACCGGGTGGTGGAGCCGGGGTTCCTACCCGCCGCGTACGCGATCGACTGGTCGATACCGGGGGAGCGGATCGGGGACCGTGCCCGGCCGTTGGCGCCGAAGACCCGGGCCCGGATCGCGGCCGGGTTGGCGAAGTACGCCCGACCGATCCACCTTGAGGCGGCGGGCAACACCTATGACGCTGCGGCGCGGGGTGGTTCCAGCAAGGGGTTGGCGTACGCGCCGACCATGCTGGTCCCGGTTGAGGGCCGGGACGGCAAGACGGCCCAGCCGGTCGATGAGGCCATGCGCACGCAGACGGCCCGCAACGAGACGGCCTTGTTGGTCCCGCTGCGCACCCACGGCGTGGCGACGTCGACCGAGGAACCGCTCAAGACGTTCGTCGCCGGGAATGTGGGCCAGGCGTTGGTGGCACCGTTCATCGCCGAGCTCCGCGGCGGCGGCTCCGAAGCGCGACCGGTTGACGACCCGCTGGCCACGGTCACTGCCTCGGGCAATCATCACGGGCTGGTTGTGCCGTACTACGGCCGCGGGACCGCTAGGACGACCGGTGAGCCGCATGCGACGTTCCCGACGGTGGACCGGTTCGCCTTGGTCATGCGCGGGCACACCCCGCGAGGCAATCCGGCGCAGATGTTCACCCCGGCCAGCGAGGAGTTGCGGACTCTCACCGCTGGTGGTTCCCAGTTCTTCCTCCACGGCGACATCCCGGAAGTGGACGACTGCCTGTTCCGGATGCTGGAGCCGCACGAGATCCAGGCCGGGATGGCGTTCGACCGGGGTTACGTGGTGCTCGGCAACAAGCGGGAGAGAATCCGCCAGCTCGGCAATGCCGTCACCCCGCCAGCAGCCCGTGACCTCATCGCGGCCGTCGCGGAGGCGCTGACCGGGGAGCAGGTGGTCGCGTGACCGCCACCGCGTACGTCGACTTCCTCCGCGCCAAGGCGACGTTCAACACGGCCATCGGATTCGACGTCGCCGACACAGACATCAACCCGATCTTGAAGCCCCACCAGGCGGCGATCGTCAAGTGGGCAGTAAAGGGCGGACGGCGGGCGATCTTCGCCAGCTTCGGCCTTGGCAAGACGCTGATGCAGCTGGAGACGCTGCGCCTGCTCCTGGAGCCCACCGCCGGCCGGGGACTGGTTGTGTGCCCGCTCGGCGTTCGGCAGGAGTTCATCCGCGACGCCGCCATGCTCAACATCCCCGTCATGTTCGTACGCCGCACCGACGAGGTCACCGGGCCGGGCGTCTACCTGACGAACTACGAGTCGGTGCGCGATGCGCGCCTCGACCCGAACCTGTTCGACGCGGTCAGCCTCGACGAGGCCAGCGTGTTGCGGTCGTTCGGGTCGAAGACGTACCAGACGTTCCTCACCCTCTTCGACCAGGTCGAGTACAGGTTCGTCGCCACGGCGACCCCGTCGCCTAACCGGTTCAAGGAACTCATCCACTACGCCGGATTCCTCGGCGTCATGGACACCGGGCAGGCGCTGACCCGCTTCTTCCAACGCGACTCCACGCAAGCCAACAACCTCACCTTGTACCCGCACAAGGAAGCCGAGTTCTGGCTGTGGCTGAACACGTGGGCGGTGTTCTTGCAGAAGCCGTCAGACCTCGGCTTCGACGACACCGGCTACGACCTGCCCGACCTGGAGGTCGTGTACCACGAGGTCGCCGTCGACCACACCGACACGTCGGTCGACCGCGACGGGCAGGCGCACCTGTTCCGCGGTGGTGTGCTGGGGGTCGCCGCCGCGGCCAGGGAGAAGCGAACCACCCTCGCCGCTCGAGTGGCCGCCCTTGTCGACATCGTCGCCGCGTCTCCCGACGACCACTTCATCCTCTGGCACGACCTCGAGGACGAACGCCGTGCCATCAAGCAGGCCCTCCCCGAGGCGGTCGAGGTGTACGGCACCCTCGACTTGGACGTTCGGGAGCAGCGGATCATCGACTTCTCCGATGGCGCCTACCGGCTGCTGGCCACCAAACCGGAGTTGTCAGGATCCGGCTGCAACTTCCAGCGGCACTGCCACCGGGCGGTGTTCCTCGGGGTCGGGTTCAAGTTCAACGACTTCATCCAGGCCATTCACCGCATCCACCGCTTCCTGCAGACGAAGCGGGTTCGGATCGACATCATCCACGCGGAGTCCGAGCGCGAGGTGGTCCGCACCCTGCGGGCCAAGTGGGCCCAGCACGAGGAGCTGAGTGCGACGATGGCGGCGGTTATCCGTGAGCACGGTCTCGCCAGAACCGACATCACCGCAGCGCTTACCCGCTCGATCGGCGTTGAACGCCTCGAAGCGTTCGGTGAGGGGTGGCTGGTCGCCAACAATGACTGCGTCGATGAGACCGCCACCCTGGATCCGGATTCGGTCGACCTTGTCGTCACGTCGATCCCGTTCTCCAACCACTACGAGTACACCCCCTCGTACAACGACTTCGGCCACACCGATGACAACGACCACTTCTGGGCGCAGATGGACTACCTGACTCCGCAGCTGCTGCGGGTGCTCCGACCGGGCCGGGTCTACGCCTGCCACGTCAAGGACCGGATCCTGTTCGGCAACGTCACCGGGGCCGGGCTGCCGACGGTGTCACCGTTCCACGCCGAAGCGATCATGCACGGCCGAAACCACGGGTTCGACTACTTGGGGATGATCACGGTCGTTACCGACGTGGTCCGGGAGAACAACCAGACGTATCGGCTGGGCTGGTCCGAGCAGTGCAAGGACGGCACCAAGATGGGCGTCGGTTCGCCCGAGTACGTGCTGCTGTTCCACAAACCCCAGTCGGACCGCACCCGCAGCTACGCCGACGTCCCGGTCGCCAAGGACAAGGCCACCTACACCTGCGCCAGGTGGCAGACCGACGCGCACGCGTTCTGGCGGTCCTCAGGTGACCGGCCCCTGACCCCCCGCGAACTCGCCGCCCTACCACCGGAGCAGATGTCGCGGCTGTTCACCGACCAGTCGCTGCGACACGTGTACGACTACGAAGCCCACGTCGCCGCCGGAGAGGCGCTCGAAGCCCGCGGCGCCCTACCGACCACATTCATGTCGCTGGCGCCGGGGTCGCATCACCCGGACGTGTGGCATGACGTCAACCGGATGCGCACCCTCAACACCGACCAGTCCCGCCGCGCCCAGGCCATGCACGTTTGCCCGCTCCAGTTCGACATCGTCGACCGGCTCATAAGCCGCTACTCCAACCCCGGCGAGCTCATCTATGACCCGTTCGGTGGGCTGTTCACAGTCCCACTGCGCGCACTGCACCTCGGCCGGCGCGGCCGCGGCGTCGAGCTCAACACCGACTACTACCGCGACGGCATCCGCTACCTCCAGGCGCAGGAACGCAAGGCGGGCATGCCGACCCTGTTCGACGCACTCGGCGCGGAGGAGGCGGCGTGGACTGGGTGAAACTGAGGGCCGGCTTCTACCGTGACGTGGCCGTGGCAACGTTGGACGATGCGGCGGAGGTGATGCTGAACCGCGGGTCGGCGTACTGCGGTGACGCGGAAACGGGCGGGTTCATCCCAGATGCGATCCTCCCGTCGCTGACCCGCAAGCCAGCGCAGGCGGGCCGGATCGCCAGCCGGATCGTCACGGCAGGTCGGTGGGCTCGGGTCGATGGCGGCTACCGAATCGTTGACTGGAGCGATGATCAGGCCGAGCTCGAAGCGCTGATCGCCCGACGTCGCACCGACCGCGAACGACAGCGACGACACCGGGAGTCACGCGAACCCGCCCGTGACATGTCACGTGACAGTCACGTGACAGTCACGGGCCAGAGAGTAAGAGAGAGAACTGCTGCTGCCGCAGCAGACGCAGGCGACCCCCAACCGTCGCCGTCGACGGGCGAGCTGCCGCCCGCCGTCGACGTGCTCCGGGCGAAGATGACCGCCTACACCGCCTTAGCGGCGCTGCGGTGGGACACCCTGACCCCAGACCAGCTCACCCAGGTCGGGCGCCTCATCGAAACCCAAGGCGACACCCGCCTGATTGACACCGCGCTGCGCACCTGCCGAACCCCGCCGCCGGTCCACGTCTCGGCGTTCCTCGGCACATGGGCCGCGCTGCCACCGCGCGGTGAACGGTTGCACGTCGTCGCTGAACGGACACGGCTGCCGAAAAGCGACCCGGACGTGGCTGCTGCCGGGGTCGCTGCGGCTCGCCGCCAACTGAGTGGCGGCCAACTATGAGTGGCCTGGTCCAGCGCAAGCCCAAGAGCGCGACCGGCCCGACCCGGGCGACGTGCCGGCTGTTGTGGGCGCGCTGCGACGGCCGGTGCGAGTTGTGCGGCCGGGAACTCACCGCGTGGATCGGGTTCTCCCGCCACCACCGCCAGCCCCGGGGGATGGGTGGATCCCAGGCGGCGTGGATCAACTCACCGGTCAATCTGGTGCTGTTGTGCGGGTCGGCCACCACGGCGGACGGCTGCCACACGTGGGTGGAACGGCGCCGGGATCAGGCCCGCGCGTTGGGGCTGCTGGTCCCACGCCCTCTTGACCCGGCCACTATCCCGGTGCTCGTCGGCGCCGCCACCGACGACCCAAGGTTGGTGTACCTGACGGAGGACGGCGAGTACTCGGACGGGGTTCCGTGACTGCGTGCGTCGATGTGGGCCAAGGGGTGCTGCTGTGAGCGACAGCCCGGAGGCCAGGATGCGCGCCGGTCGGGGCCACCGAGATCGGGCGTACTGGGTGCACTCGGATCCAACGAGAGAGCCTGCACCGGATGTGCTGGCGGTGGAGACGCTACGCACCGTGGTGCTCGGCGCGTTGGAGGAGATCTCCACGAAGTTGCCGCAGCTGGAGAGGCTGCTGCATTCGAAGTCGCCCCGCCGTGCGTGGTTCCTGTCCGCGGAGGCGAAGGCGGCGATGGACGACATGATCCGCAAGGAGCGTGTCGACTTGGCCGAGGCGAAACGTAAGGGCTGGTTGCCGATCTTCGGCGCCTCACCGGCACCGGGCAATCTGGCTGCGATCGATCTGGTCACCCAGGTCCACGCCACGCTGCTCGGACTCGAACACGAGGCCCTCACCCGGCTGCAGGTGTGCCCGATCAACCGGCCCGACCAGCCGGCCACCGATCAGCTCAAGGACTCACTGGCAGGCCTCGTCGCAGCGGTTGACGACACGAAGTGGTTGGCGGACGCCGACGCCGACTTGTCCCGCCTGTCCGACCAGCTGGTGCGCCTCCTCGAGGGGGAGGGGTCCACCCAGTTGCCGTCGAACTGTCCGTACTGCGGCCGCCGCACCTTGGTCGCAATACACACCGAGGAGCTGATCCGCTGCGCCCGCGACCAGCAGACCGGCCGACTCGAGCAGTGCGTGTGCCCGTTCCCCGAGTGCCCGTGCAAACGGTCCAACCACCGCCACGAGTGGCACCGGTCCCAAGGCGGCTACCACACCCTGGCCGAACTGATCCGCGAAGCCGACCGCCGCCGCAGGGACTCCACGTGATCGACGACATCGCGGAGTTGATCGGCGGCTACCGGTTCAGCTACACCAGCGAGGTCCAACTCCACGCCCATATCGCCGCGGTGCTGACCGACGCCCGGTTCGGGTTCGAGCAGGAGGTCACGATGGCCAGCCGGGACCGGATCAACTTCCTCATCGACGGGGTAGGCATTGAGGTCAAGATCCAAGGTTCCTACGCCACAGTTCTCGCCCAGCTGCAGCGGTACGCAGCCAGCCCCCGCGTCGACGCGCTGCTCCTCGTCACAACTATCGCGACCCACCTCGCCATGCCCGTCCAAATCGGCGGGAAACCGCTGCGGGTCTGCTCACTGCTGGCGGCGTCCCTGTGAGAACCCAGGGCACACTTCGCCACCTTCCCGACTACAGGCCGCGGCCGATGTGGGTCATCGACGCCGAGCCCTACGTCATGACCCGCGTCAAACGACTCTTCGGCCGCGTGAAAGCGAACCGGTCTGGCGCGGTCCTGATCGCCGACACACCCGAGATAGCCAGAGACATCGAGTGGCTGCTCGACCGCCACCCCCTCGACGTCGACGACGACACCCGCACCCACCTGGCCGCTCGGGCCGACGAGTTCCGCGGCCGCGAGAAAGCGGTCGAGCGGATCCTCGCGGGTGGTCGCATCGACGGACTCCGCGACCCGGCGCGGACACCGCGGTGGTACCAGACCAACGCCGCCGACCTCGCCACCACAACGGGCGCCCTACTGGTGACCGACCCGCTCGGATCCGGGAAGACCATGACCGCCGCCCTGGTCCTGCGCGCCCCCGACGCTCTGCCCGCCTTGGTTGTCACCTTGGCTGGCCGGATGCCGGAGCAGTGGTGCGAAGAGATCGCCAAGACCCTGCCCTGGCTGACCACCTACATCGCCACATCGACAACCGCCTACGACCCCGCGGACACACTCGACGGCGACCGCCCCGACGTGCTGGTGTTGAACTACGCCAAACTCGCCGGCTGGGCCGACTACCTCGCCGGCGACGTGAAGACCGTCATCTTCGACGAAGCCCAAGAGCTCCGCCACGACGGCACCCACAAGCACAACGCGGCCGCGCTGATCGCCGACCAGGCCCGCTACAAGGTGCAGCTGTCGAACACCCCGATCTACGGGTACGGCGGCGAGGCGTTCAACGTCATATCCGTCATCGCCCCCGACCTTCTGGGCACCCGCGAAGAGTTCCACCGCGAGTGGTGCACCGACTACGTCAACGGCAAAGCCAAGGTCCGCGACCCTCAAGCTCTCGGCGCCTACCTACGCGACCAAGGCATCGTCTTGGGCCGCTCCGAGGATGAGCTCGGCATCGTCCTCCCACCCGCCGACCGCATCATCCACGAAGTCGAGGCGGACCCCGAAGTACTCGACCGCCTCACCGGCAACGCCGTCGAGATGGCCAATCTGCTCATGGACCGCGACGCCTCCGCCTGGTCCAAGCACCAGGCCGCCGGCGAACTCGACTGGAGAATGCGCCAAGCCACCGGCATCGCCAAGGCACCGTTCGTCGCCGAGTACGTCCGTTTCCTCCTCGAGCACGAGCACCGCGTCGTCCTGTACGGGTGGCACCGCGCCGTCTACCAGCTGTGGCTGTCCCGCCTCAGCGACCTCAACCCTGTCCTGTACACCGGGTCGGAGTCGACCACCCAGAAGCGCAAGACGTTCAAGGCGTTCACCGAGGGCGACGCCCGGATCCTGATCATGTCGCTGCGCTCCGGCGCCGGCCTCGACGGACTCCAAGGCCATGCCCGCGACGTCGTCTTCGGCGAGCTCGACTGGTCACCCCAGGTCCACACCCAAGCGATCGGCAGGTTGCGCCGCGGCGGCATGGACGTTGCCAGACCTGTCCGCGCGCACTTCCTCATCGCCACCGACACATCCGACTCGGTCATCGCCCAGGTGCAGAACCTCAAGCGGCAGCAGTCGGACCCGATGTTCAACCCCGACGCCAAGCCGTTCGAGAAGGCAACCGACCTTGACCGGATGAGACTGCTGGCCGAGGAAGTACTGCGCCGGGCAGGGAAGTCGCCGTGAGGTGTCTGACGGTGCAGCAGCCGTGGGCGTGGGCGATCGCTCATGCCGGCAAGGACATCGAGAACCGCACGCAGTTGTGGTCCTACCGGGGGCCACTAGCCATCCATGCCGGGAATCGGATGTCGCCCCGCGGGTTCGACGATCCTCGGATCAGGGCCGCCATGGGAACCGAGCCGCCGGAGCTCTTGACCGGAGCCATTCTCGCCGTCTGCGACCTGGTCGACGTCCACTTCGAGGTCCTCGGCTGCTGCCAGCCGTGGGGTGAGCAGTCCTATCGGGAGCCAGACGGTCGAGTCCGCACTCGCATCACCCACATGGTCCTCACCGACGTACGCCCACTCGCCACACCGATACCCGCGAGCGGGCGGCTCGGACTCTGGTCGCCAGACGAAGATTTGCTGGCCGAGCTTCAGGACTCTGGCTGATGGCAGGCAGGGTGGAAGAGTGTCTGGGTGCTTCCATTCGTCGGCTGCGCCGGGGATATGCGATGTCACAGCAGGCGGTGGCGGATGCCATGGTCGAGGCGGGGTTCACCTGGCGCCAAACCACCGTCGCGAAGACTGAGGCCGCAGAGCGCCCGGTTCCCGTCGCTGAGTTGGTCGCGCTGGCGAGGTTGTTTGAGACGCCCATCCCGGAACTACTCGGCATCGCCGACTTAGACGACGTCGCCGAGGGAGCGGCGCTCCGTGCACTGACCCGGGCTAAGGGTCGGCTAGAGGAGATTCGGCGTAACCGGGAGACTGCTGAGGCTGCGGAGTCCGAAGCGGCGGAGGCATATCGCAAGGCGCAACAACGGTACGAGGATCTACGCCCGGCTGGTGAAGAGGAGTGATCAGCTATGGCTGATCAACGCACTGGCGGTCCCGAGTTGGTGACACTCCAAGAAGCAGCACAGCGTCTATCGGTGCCGATCGGCACCCTGCACTCCTGGACGTCGCGGACCCGTCGACGGCTGCCGTTGGCCGCTGTAGGACCAGGTGGGCGGAAGCTGTACGAACTGGACGCCATCCGCCAACTTGTCGACGCGACACGCCGTCGCCCCCGGCGGTCCCCACATGCTTGACAAAACTTGCATACCCTCCTGGCATCGTCCTGAACTGTCTCTAGAAGACGGTCGGGCCTCCCAAAGCCGATGCGGAGTGGAGCAGTCGGCAGCTCGCCAGGCTCATAACCTGGAGGTCGCGGGTTCGAGTCCCGTCTCCGCTACCAAGTCCGGAAAAAATCTGGAGCCGGGGACGGAAAGACCCCCGCTGCCCTCAAGTTTTCTCTCCCCGGAGGGCGGGAAAATGTTGAGGGAGGGCCGATCGTGTGTGTTAGCGGCGGCCTGGGGGCCTGAAATGGGCTCATCGAGCTCGGCCTACGGCTACGTCCACCAGCAGCGTCGAGCCGAGTTGTTGCCCGACGCCTACGGCACGCCGTGCCCACGGTGCGGGGAACTGATGCTCCGCGGGCAGGCCCTCGACCTAGGCCACTCGACTGACCTGGTCGTCGACTCCCAAGCCGTCGGCGACCGGATCGAGCACGCCGACTACCGCGACTGTCCGGTCGGAGGAAACCGAGCCGCCGGCGGAAAGCTCGGCAAGCGGCGGCAGCGGTTCCGCCCGTCGAGGACATGGTGACCGCCCGCCGGCCGGCAACTCCTAAGACGCCGGCTAAGACGGCCAAGTCGACCGCCAAGTCGACGGCCAAGAAGTCAGCCGCCCGCAGGGTGACGAGCCGATCGGCGTCATCGAAGAAGTCGGCTACCCGCAAGGCGACGCAACCTGAGCCGAAGAAGCGGACCACTCGCAAGGCGAATAGGGCACCAGGCTCAGGCTCCGGTTCCCAAGGCCCGGTCGAGATCGGGACACGTGCAGACCTCGAGAAGCTCGGCGTCACAGACATGGGCCTCGCCCAGTCCGCGATCCTCATGGCAAGGCACGCCGACCGAGCGGAGACTTCGACCACCGCGGCGCAGGCGGCGCGGGAACTGCGCATGACGATGTCGAACATCCGCGCCATGACCTGGCCGACACCAGCAGCGAAGAACGACGACCAAGCCGGTGAGGGGACCGTGGTGCCGCGGTCACGCCTCGAGGCAGCGAGACGAAAAGCGGCACGGCGTGCCCGCACGTAGGCTGCTCGGGTCGCAAACCCCAACGCATCGGCTGGTCCCCAAGTCCGACTTCACCCGAGGGCCAGACGCGATCGAGGTCGGGGAGATCGCCAGCTACCAGCTGGACCCGTACCAGAAGCAGTACCTCAACGACGGGCTCGGAGTCGTCGTCGTCCCATCCACGTTGCACCGGGACAGGCGTCTGGTCGAACGTTGGGCCGCGTCCGAGGTCGGTATCGAACTCTCCCGCCAGAACGGCAAGAGCGTAGCCAAGGAAGTGCGCTGCATCGCCGGTGTCTACCTCTTCGGCGAGCGCCGGATCGTCTACTCCGCGCACAAGTTCGAGACCGTCATGGATGCGCAGCAGCGCATCGCCGACGCGTTGCACTCTGATCCGGAGCTCAAGGCAGAAGTCAAAGCGGTCCGGATCGGTAACGGCAAAGAAGCAATCGAGTTCTACAGCGGGCAGGTCATCCGGTTCCGCACCCGGACCGCTGGCGGCGGCCGCGGCCTCGACGGTGATTGTGTCGTGCTGGATGAGAGCCAGGCGCTCATTGACGATCACATCGCGGCGCTCATGCCGCTGGTGTCGGCGCGACCAAATCCGCAGCTGTGGTACGCAGGATCTGCTGGTGGCAAAACGTCAACCGTGCAGGCAAGCCTCGTACGCAACTGCCTAGCCGGGAAGCCGAACCTCGTCTACTGGCGGTTCGCCGCCGACGAAACCGACCCCGCAGGGTCACCGCAGACGTGGGCGAAGGTGAACCCCGCGCTTGGTCGCCGGATCACGTTGATGGCCATCGAGACCGAGTACAACCGCATGAGTCGGGTCAAGTTCGGCATGGAGCGTCTGGGAATCGGCGATTACCCCCGCGCCGAAGGGGAGGACTGGGTCATCCCACGGCGGCGGTGGGAAGCCGCCGAGGATCAGAAGTCGAGCATGATCGGGTCGGTCGCTTTCGCCGTCGAGGTTTCGTGGGACATGCTCAACGCATCGATCGGTGTTTCTGGGTGGCGGCGTGACGGGTCCCGCCACCTCGAGGTGATCGCGAACGAGCATGGAACCGCGTGGGTAGCTGAGGACCTCAAGGGATATCTCGCTAAGCACGAGCACCTCGGCGTGGTGCTCGACCCAGGTGGGCCAGCGAACGTACTGATCGGTCCCCTGCGGGACGTCGGGATCAGTACTGACGCCGGTAACCTTCGGCTGCTGAAGTCCGGTGACCTGACGCAGGCGTATGGCTCGCTCTACACCGGCCTGATGGCTCCGAAGCCGATATACCGCCACACCGGCAGCGGCGTTTTGACTAGCGCGCTGGCTGACGCTGCGACACGCAAGGTAGGTGGGTCGACCACCTGGAGACGCGCTGGCGAGGCCGACGTCTCGCCGCTGCTCGCCGTGACTTGGGCGGCGCACGCCTTGTCGATTCTTGAGAAGCCGAAGGCCCCACCGCCGTCACCGGAGCTTCTGGGGCCGTCCGCAGCCGATCTCGTCGCGGCCGGTGCCGCAGGCGCTCACTTCGACCCAGCTACCAGCGGCTTCTGACACTGAGAGGGGTGACCCGGCGTTGGCCGAGACAACTGCCCCGCCCCCTCCGGTGCCGGTCCGCGAACGCGGCTACGTGCACCAGGGCATCACCGGCGGGTGGGGATGGGATGACCTCACCAAGGAGACGACCCCGGAGCTCGCCTGGCCGCTGTCGGTGGAGGTGTTCCACCGGATGGAGGCCACCGACCCCCAGGCATCTTCGGTGATGCGCGCGGTGACGGCGCCGATCAGCCGCACCCAGAGCCGGGTCGATGGAGCCGGATGCCGAGACGAAGTCGTCGAGCACGTGGCCCGCAACCTCTCTCTGCCGGTCAAGGGGTCTGGCGACGACGAGGTGCCAGGCGACAACGTGCCCCTGCGAGGCGCAGACAGGTTCTCCTGGGCAGACCACCAGCCTGATGTCCTGCTGATGCTCAAGTACGGGCACTCGTTCCTCGAGCAGCTGTACTGGTTCGACGATCGAGGGCGCGCGCACATCCGCAAGCTCGGTCTGCGGCCAGCGAGGAGCCTTCGACGGGTAAACGTTGCCCGTGACGGCGGCCTGGACTCGATCGAGCAGAAGCCGACCGGAAACCGTCACGGCGTCATCCCATGGAACGTCGAGGGGGTGACCATCCCGGTCAGACGGCTAGTCGCCTACGTCAACGAGCGTGAAGGCGCGAACTGGCTCGGCAAGTCGCTGCTGCGGTCGTCGTACAAGAACTGGATCCTCAAGGACCGCGACCTGCGGACGATGTCGATGTCGAACCACCGCAACGGCATGGGGGTCCCCACCTACACCGGTGCGCCGGAAGAGACCGACCTCGCACCGGGGAAGAAGATCGCCACCCAGGTGCGGGCCGGCGACGACTCGGGGGCTGCGATCCCCTACCAAGCCAAACTGGAGCTTCAGGGCGTCACCGGTCAGTTGCCCGACATTCTGGCCTCGATCAAGTACCACGACGAGCAGATCGCCCGCGGAGTGCTCGCACACTTCCTCAACCTCGGCACCCAAACCGGCTCATGGGCGTTGGGCAGCACCTTCGCGAACTTCTTCACGCTCTCCCTGGGTGTCATCACCCAATCCATCGAGACCACGGCCACCCGGCACGTCATCACTGACCTGGTGGCCGCCAACTGGGGCCCCGACGAGCCCGTGCCCGCACTGAAGTACGACGAGATCGGAGCCCGCGAGTCAGAGCTCGACCGGCTTCGCCAGATGACGGGGCTCACCGACGACGCGGCCCTGGCCGCATGGATCCGCAGGCAGATCACCGGCCGCCCTGAGGAGGACCAGTGACCGACCATCTTCCCCGGTACCGGTACTGGGGTGACCGGAAGCCGGATGCGCGGCTGGCGACTCTCCGAGTCGCCACGGCCAGGAACCTATCCGCGCTCGGGGTCGCGGCCGACGGCGAGACCGCCGCCGAAGCGCT